TTAATCCCCAATCCTATTTTTAAATCCACCAGTAAACCGTGCATAAGTGGTTGGCCACAAAAACAGCGCAATGGCAACATCGGGCCCCAGCCACACCCACAGCGCGGGCTGGTACTGCACTACATAGGCAATGCCAACGCCCATGCAGCCCACTAAGGCGCTGGCTAAATATTTCGCTAGGCGGCAGGCTTTGTCGCCTTTGTCCATTTTGTAAAACGCGATAAAACACTCGATGCAAATGTAAATGCCGAACAACCACATAATGGTTTTAAACATTAAAGCCCCCCTGATTTGCGATGTAGAAAAAATCTAATGACATTACCAAGCGAATAAATCAACAATTCACGGTAAATCATCAGCCCAAGCCCACAAACAAATGCGATAGGATATTTTGCTTCTGGCCAATATTTATTAATCCAAAATGACAAAAAAGTGGTAATAACCGCATTACTTAAGATATAGCCGGTGTTACCCAAAAAGCGCATGGCGGTTTCAAACTTGGATTTGCTAGGTTCAGTGGCAGGTCGATAGGCTAAACCAATCCCCGCACCCAAAATGGCACACAAAAAAATTACAATCATTTGCGCTTCAAAGGCCGCGCCAATAATGGAGACCACGGTAAAAAGCACAGGCGCAGCGTTGTCGGTGTGGTGTTGCAGGTCGGTCATTGGTTGCCTTTCTTGTTTTTAGTTAACTTATTCAACGTATGCCACCACGTTTTTAATGCCGCAGTTAATGGGCACGGTGACACCGTTTTGGCGTAAAAAGAGTGATAAACGCTCACCCACGGGGATAGCGGCGCCGGTGGTATTTTGAAAGCGCAGCACGGTTTTGGTGGCGCCGTAAGTGCTGCCAGAAATCGCAATATTTGTGGTGTTGCTCACGGGCGTAAAATAGACCTTACCCGTGCCATTGGCCGCCGATTTAAACACCTGCGTGTTAATAGCCAGCCCACTTACATGCGCGCGCCATAAAAACTCAATGCGCAAAATGCCGTTAATCGGCACCTCTGGCGTGGCCACGGGCGTGCCTGCGCGGTTTGGTTGCGGCATGTGCATGTCAAAATAAAATTCTTGGTATTGGGCACTGTAGCTAAACAGCACCTCTTTGCGATCTGCGCCCATGGTAATGCCGGTCACACTGGCGCTGGGGATTAAGTCAAACACATCCACATAATCTGGGTCAGGCGTGGCCGCGCCATCGTTGTATAAAATTGTGCCAGTGGCGGTCAACCCGTCTAAGCTCAACACCACAGACTCGTTAAACTCTTGCGCGGTGTCGTTGCTAATGGCCACAAGCACATTAAAGTTGGTGACACCTGGCGGTATTACCACCAAACTGCCACTCACTGTGACGCCGTTGCTCGCACTTACCAAACCAATATCGCTGGCATTTTCGGCGCTTATGCTAAATTCTAAGCGCTTGGTGCTGGCGCTGGCGGTCACCGTCACGGCAAAACTCATGGTGCCGCCCTCGGCGGTGTCGGCTGGCGTGGCAATAGCTGTCACTAAGCCGCTATCTATGCCATAAGGCACTAGGTTTTTCCACCATGTCATAATCGCGTTGTCTGGGCGGTGGATGTTGTCGGTCATGCCCCAGGAACTAATGAGCGTGGTTGCGGCTGTCCAATCGTTAAACGTGCCACTACCACTTAATTTAGTAATGTTCATGGTCACGGACACGTTAGGGTCAATGGCGATCACTGTGCCACTCATGGCATTGGCAGGGTTGGCGGCGCTAAAGATTTCTAATTGGTTGTTAACGCTAAAACTGCGCAACGCCACGTCATACGCAAAGGTTTTAGTGCCAAGGCCAATGGCCACGCTTGACGTAGATTTAAACCTTGGCGTGGGCATGGTGTAATAATCGTGCGTGTAATATTGGTTATACACCGCAATTTTATTAGCCACAAACGTAGCGTCATAATAGGCTTGGTGAATTTGCACGCCCTCTGGGGTATTGTGCAAAAAGTTATTCATGCGCAAACCAAAGGCGTATTTACCAGCAAATTCTTCAGTGCTAAAGAAAAAGTCATCATGCGATCCTGCCTCGTAGCTAATCACACGTATATCGGATTTATAGGTGCGCGCCATGTCGGTGAATTTTTTAGTGCCAACCCCACTGCGCTGTATTCCATATAACCACTCGTCACGCCATTGCGCATCGGTTTGCGTTAATGCACCATTGTTCACCCACGCAATTTTGTCCATGTCGGTTTGATTGGTGACATCACCCGCCGCAAAGTAAGGCGCAACAGCCATGGAGACATTGGGGATATTTTTAATCAGCGTGCCAGCGCTTAATATGCCAGCACTGTCCACCAAGTTTAATATCGGCAAGATGCGCACGGGGTTTCCCACTTGGCAATTTACAGTGCGCTCAATTTTACTATCTGGCCAGCCTGCCAGTTGTGCGGCCTTCCAGCCTTTAAGGCTAAAGTATTTAATGCCCTCTAACTCATTGTCAAACGCGCCTGTTTCGCGCCAGCTGCCCACAGTGCGGCATATATAGCCAGTTTTAAATGCACTGTTGTTTTGCCAGTTTTCGTTACCAACCTCAATTTTTTGATTTTTTAGCACATCACGGAAATTATAAGTGGTGCTATCCACGGTATGCGTGACGTTATAAAGCTCGGTCATCATGGCCAAATGCAAGGCCGCAGGGTCGCGGTTAGAAAATAAAAAGAATGAGCCGCTGGTGGTAAAGTCCACATCGGCACCGCCAAGGCTGGCGCTGATGCTTAAATGGGTGCCATCCCATTTTAAAAAGTAATGCCCTTCGGTTAACCCGCCTGGCATGGTGCCATAGGTGCGCACAATCACGGGCTGGCCGTCGGTAAAGTGCTGGGCATTGGCGGCGGCTGGTTGCCCAGAAATGGTGGTGATTTTATTGGTGGTGGCGTTAACCGCATCCACGTTAAACATAAAATTGCCCACGGGCAAATTAATGTGCACTTGTTGCAGCTTACCCGTCACGTGGTACAGCTCAATGTGGCGCTTGGCAATCACGCTCAACGGCACATAGCGCGCCCAGTCAACACCGCTGTTGTTATCCCAATTGCATGACTGCTCGGGGATAAGTTGGCTGGCGGTTTGCAAAAAATTACGGTTGGTGCTTAATGCATCCATATAGCGCAAGCCGTCCAAATGCGCGTTTTGCTCAATCCAGCGCGGCGTTGAAATAAAGCCACGGCTATGGTAATCCGCGTCATCCTCATGCACAATCGTAAACCACCACTTACCCGTTTGGCCTGTCGCGCCCGTGCCGTTTAAAAAGCAGGTGCCATAGCCTGTATCTGGGTTATAAATGCCACTGGCCGATGGCAAGACAGTAAGCGTACAAGACCCCACGCCACTTGAACCAACATACCCACCACCGGAACCGCCCACGCTAATAGGGATAGATTTATTACAAGTGATGGTGTACGTGCCAGGGCGTATGTACCCATTGGCCTTTTTGTCGTGAAATAGCAGCATCTGCATGGTCACGCCGTTGGGCACATCCACTGGCACGCGCTCGATCGGGTGCAGATATTGCACGTTGTTGTTATAGCCTATGCCGTGGAATAGGTTAATAACCCCTTGTGAGTTGGCGCTGTATTTGGTAAAGACATTATCATTACCCCAGAGCTCCACCGCATTGCTGTCTGGCGCGGCGTCGTTATCCAATATGGTGCCCGTGCCGGTAACACCACCCACGGTGAGCGTTAGCGTTTTGTCGTCATCTTCCACCGTACCGTTTACCGTAACCGTGGATGCGGTAAAGCTGGTCACGCCGGCAGGCACCACAAAATTGCCGCCGCTAATGGTTACATCGTTACTTAATGTAAGCGGGTCGGCGTAATCATCATCCGCCACCGCCGTGCCTCCAACGCTAAATGCAAACGTGTTGCCAACGCTTGCGGCAGATAGTGCAATAGCAAACACCAGCGTGCCACCCTCGGCAATGCTGGGGCTGGACACACTAGCCACCGTAATGGAGGATGGCGCCGTGTAAACCGCCCGCACGTACCTAAATAGCTTTTTAGGGCCAACCCGCAGGCGTTGATAATAGCGCGGGCTTTCGCCCTCAATCGCGGCCTCGGTGGTGGGCTGCGGGTCAGACTCCACATATTTAAACCGCGTGCCAGTAATAATTTGTCTGTTGTAAAACATGGTTATGCCTCATCTAAAATGGTCACGGTTTGGGTGATGTCACCCATGGTGATGCTAATGGTTTCATCGGGGTCTGCGCTGCCATCGGCCACCAATGGCACGGTAATAGTAAAGCTCAAGGTTTCGGATGGCACAGCCAGTGTGCCGTCGCCGTTATCGCTCACGTCGGCACTAAACGCCACGGTGCCGATGTCGGGTAAGGTGGCACCACCGCCCAAGCTCAACAGCCAATCATGATCCACCGCGTCCAAGTAAGCGCGGTTAAATGTCACGGTAAACACAATGCTATTACCCTCTTGGTTGCCCGCGCTGGTAATGCTCACCACTTGTGGCAATTGCTGCGGACGGGTAAAGCTGTGGCTGTGCTCCGTCCAGCTCTCTAGGCCATCACGGCGGCTAAACAATTTAACGGTTAAGTTTTCAATATCACCATCGGCAAAAATATCGTCTGCCAAATAGGTGTATGTGGTACCCGTTAAGCCTGTGGCTTGGCGCAACAACGTGGCGCCGTTATAAAACTGGATGGTATACGTGGTGCCCAACTCGGGGCCTATACTGCCCTCGGTGTAATCCACCAAGCTCACGGTTTGCATGAGGCGGTCGCGGTGCGCCCAGGTAAACACAATGTCGCCCTCGTCAGTAATCGCGCTGGGATAATACGTGCCATTAATTTGGAATTGCCCTGGTGGGTAAGGCCGCGTGGCACGGCTTTGCACATTAATAGTAATGCTGGGGGCATTTTGCTCGGCAAGCACTGCACCGTTGCCCACGGGTATCACTTTATAATGCACCAAGTCACCCAACATGCGCTGTGTGTCGTCCACGGCACTGGCACTGGTAAACACCATCACCCGCGCGCCGCTTGGGTGGGCAATCGGCACCGTGTCTAAAATACCTCTGCGCACGGTAAATGTACGGGTGGCCTCATCGTAAATGTCCACGGCCACTAGCTCCTCACCCGTGTTGCTGATAATCATGGCAAACACGGCGCCCACTTGGTCAAAACTCTCGCTAAACATATCCACCGTGCTATTCACGGTAAACGTAGTGGCCGTGTGGGTGAGGCTCACGGCCAAATAGCCGGTGGGCGCATAGTCGCCATCGTTAATATCAATAAAGTTGGTATTGTCTAAGCTGGTTAACAAATCATATCTAAAACTAAATGCGCCATTAAAATTGCGTGTTACTAATGCGCCCACATAGCCATAATCCTCTGGTAATGCATTGCGCTCGGCCTCGGTTAAACTAAAATGCACCACCCAATAGGGCAACTCAATAATCAGTGCATTGGCTGGCAACATTTGGGTTGGGTCATATTGCGGCTGGTTTTCTGTGCTTAAGTTATAAACCGCAGACGACAAACCAAACACGTCTTGCACCAACTCCACATCAAACTCCCCCGTGGCCAACTCTTTAATATCTGCAATGCGATAAGCTGCCGCCACAATGCCCTCGTCAGGCTCACTCACGCGCACCACGTCACCTTTCACATGGTTCCATAGCACGCGGTTGGTACGCCTGCGCATTTTGCTTAATGCCAGGCTAGAGGTGCGCAAATCACGGTTAGCCAGCATGGTGGCAATGCGTTGGCTGCGCACATAAGGGTAATCTTGCTCAGTAGGCACAGTGCCACCACTGGTTTGCACGGCTGCTAAGTTGTGCACGGTAATGGCTTTGGTATTGCCATCATCGTCACGATATTTAACAGTAATAGCATTGACTAAATCAGCACCGTCCAGCGCTTGGTTATGGCTGATTAGTTGGCTGTTGCTTGGGTTAAGCTCGGTTAAATCGTTTAAATTGTAGTTGTCACGCATTAAGTGCAACTCAATTTTATTGGTGGCAAAGTTAGGCTTAAAATAACCATTAATCATGGTCAGTATTTGCTCGATCATGTCATTGCCGTTTGCATCAGACACGCCGCCACTCATGCCAAAGTTTTCGGCATAAAGCGTATCGGCCACCGCGCGCCATGTGGTTTCATCAATTAAACTGCTTGGCCAGCGCATACGCCAAAAGCGCTGCGTGCAAACGTGGTATAAGGCGTGCACTGGATTAATGTCAGTATAAGTGGGTATGCTGTCCACCACACTGGTAATGGCCACCTCGCCATCACCGCTTAATTTAACCGCTTGCCATTCGTACTCGTCTTGCATTAGCGGGATAACATGTAACTTACTGCCTGTAGGGATACTGCCTTGGCCGGCAGCTGTAAATGCGCCTGCCAGTTGTGCAATAGACGGGCCGCCCACTAACACCTGCGTTTGGTTGCCAGAGTTTTTTAGGTTACTAATTGTGGCGGGTGACTCCCCACCCGCAAAACTGCCCGTGACTATATCTGCCCACGTACTGGTGCCCACCACACGGTATTGCAGTTTATAACTAATGGTCTGCGGTTCTCGCGCTTGCCTAGGCAACCAAGCCACCGACACATCATAATTACCCACTAAACCCTTAAGGCGTTTTAAATTAATTTTTTCTGGGTACCAAACCACATCATTATCCCAATCAGCCGTGGTTTGGGTAACGCGCGCCCAAACAGATTTAAACTGTGGAAACGTAAATGACCAGGTAAAATCAATAAACCACAAGCCAAACAGCTGGCGGTAAGCACTAACATTGCCACCCATAATATTAGCCATGTTACTGCTGCGCAGCTGGTCAGGGTCGCCAAGCATGATTTCCACATTTCCCTGCACCCCGCCATCGGCCTTGGTACCGCCAAACAAGTTTAAATTATCAATAAACATGGTGCCGTTTTGTGTTGCGTTGCCTTTCCACATGGTGCGCTCACCATAAATCAACTGGTGCACCTTGTTAACGCGGCGGCTAAATACTAAATGCACATAAGCCTTAAGCCAGTGCCCAATGGTTACACGTTTGCTGCCGCCGCCCATTACGCGCCCGCCTCTCTTTGTTTAGCCGATTCAATTGCTGCCAATGCCATAGCATCATTGGTGGCCTCTAGGTCTGCAAAAGCAATGCCGTTGTCTCTAAAATCTCGGTAATCTAAGCCATTTTTTGCAAACCATTTGGTTAAGTCTGCGCAGTAAAATAGGCGTTTGCCACGTATATCCTCAAGATAAACACGGTCAGGTGCAAACTCTGTTCTAGGTAAAAATCGGCTCATTTTTTACCGCCTTTTTTGCGCACAGCAATGGCGCGTTGGTTGCCGCTGTAACCCACAATCGGGTTTGTAATTAAGTCTGTACCAAATACAAATACAAACTTGTCACCCTCGGTGCTTTTTGGTATTTGTATGGGGCTGGCTTTAAGTTTAGGCGGCTTGGGCGCAGATAAACGCAACAGCCAACTACTCACCAGGTTTAACGCAATCGATATAAATATTTGTTGAAACATAATTAATACAGCCTAAAAGTAGAGAATGGGTTGCGCCCGTCCACGGGGATGCCACCATGATTGAGCGTATTGTTAAATTTGTTAGCACAATCACCGTCACGCTCTTTGTTGCAATTGGGGTATAGGTTGAGCACTGTGCCCACATCAATGGTGGGCGCAGGCATTGCCAAGTAAATGTCTGCGCCATCGTGATTTAATATGCTGGCCGTCATCGTAATGCCCGCCAGTGTGGGGTGCGCCCATTCTGCAAAGCCCATAATCAACCAGCCAGCTGGCAATGCGCTTAACGTTGGCGCGGTAAGTTTTAACCCTGCTTTAGCTGTTACGGTTGCTGTGGTTTTAAAGTCATTTTTATTAACGCGGCAATCCGCGCCGTATAAATCGTGCGGGCAAGACACACTCACTACCAAGCCAGCGGATGCACGGCGCGCACTGGATAACACGCTTTCGGTAATGAGTTTGCAATAGGGGTACTCTGTCACGCGCTCAATAATGCGGCCCTGCCATTTGCGTACAAACTCCCCGCCCAAGTGTCCATGCCAAATGGTTAATTGCAATTGCCCGCCTGGTGAGCCCAGCTTTAACAAGTTTGCAATGTCATGGTCATAAGGCAAAGTCACCGCCAATTTGCTGTTGTCCAAATCCAACGCATCTGGCATGTCATCGTGCGCAATGCCGGCCTGCGCTGCCCACAACGTCGCGTTAAAATTCACGGTGTCGGTGTGGTCGGTGTAATACCAATGGTGCGTGCCAAAGCTAATGTCAAATAGCTTAATTTTTTGGGCGCTGTATTCGCTGGTTTCTATGCTGGCAAAGCTCATAGCAAGCTCACAAAGGTGGTGTCGGGGTCGGCAAACTCTTGGTCATGCCACGGGATGGTGACTTGATCCGCCGCCAAGCGGGATTTAATTAACCAGGCAACGCTCTCCACGTCATCGGGCGTAATGGCTTGGCCTAAGTTAGCGTTAAGCGTGAGCACTGCGTTACCAGATAGCGCACTTAACGCCGTCACTTGCCTATAAAACACTGTGCCGTTGCGCAAGGTAATGGCAATGTGCTCGCGGCCTTTGGCGGCGCCTGTGTAAAACACGTGGTGCGTGCCCGTGGTCACAATATCCACGTCCAGCGCACCCACGTTGCTCACCAATTGCAACTCGCGGTAATGGCGTGGCAACCAAAACGGCACTAATTGGCCTTTGCGGCGTTGCAAAAACGCCCTAAACGCGGTGATGTCTGCCTTGCCGTTTAGCCACCACTTAAAGCCACGGCCAAAGCGTGCGTGCTTTTTTTGGTAAAATCTATCAAACAAGCCAACGCCGCTGTCCACGGCTAGGTAATCGGCGCGCACATCATTGCCCATGTCTGCATCCCAATTGGGTCGGCTGGTTAACACCTCTAGCCCCAAATAAGTGCTGGGCGCGGTTTCAATCGGCAAATGGTCGTTGCTCTCGGTGGGCAGCACTTCCAGCGTTAAATCGGCGGTGAGCACGTTGCCCGTAAACCAAGCAAGGTTGGTGGGCATGGCGGCCTTGGCAAACACCACTGGGTACACCCTAGCGCCTGCAGGCCATGCGTAAAACGTGGTCTCGGTCAACAATACAAAACCAACGTCAAACGAGGCAATACGCGCAAACTCGTATTGGGTTTGGCTTTGGTAAATTAAAATATAACCGCCCGCCCAAAAGCCGCGGTTGGTATAGTCTATTGCAAGCTCCACGCTATCGTTAATGGGCGCGGTTAAGGTGGCGCCGTCTGTCCACACCGGCATGGCAAACTTTTGCTGGTTGCTGCCATAGATTAAATTCTCTAAATTAAACGCGCGCTGGCCTTCTTGCGTGGTGCTGTATACAAACTGACGGCGCGGGCGCGCCCTAAAGCCTTGGCGTTGTTCGGTGCCGTCTTGCGCCTCTAACACTTGGGTTTGCCACGTAAGCACCTCTTGCATAAATCCCGCTTGGTTAGGCTCAAAATCAAACAGCAAAAAGCCGTATTCGGTGCGCGGTAACTCACCCCCCAAGCCAAGCGATGCGGTGCCTAAACTGTCTAAACCCAAACTCATATAAACATCCACCCCAAAGCACGCACCGCCGCATAACCCGCTGTGGCCATTGGTTTTGGCACACCATCACTTAACCAGTGCACATAAAGTAAATAATCTGCTTGCTGACGGTGCTGTTTAGGGATGTGCCCCAAGCGCATTGCCTGATAAAGTGCATCATGCATAAACGCGGCATGCACCATGCCAAAGCGCTGCTCAATGCGTTTGGGCACCCCTGTGCAACCATCGCAAGCATAGCCAGCATGCACATGCAAAAACCCTTCTTTGCTTACCCCAATAAAACTGGCCACAAATGGCTTGGTGTAAAACGTAATCGGCCAAAATGCGCTTTGCGTGGCGCGGTAAGCATATTTTTCTTTTATCGTGGCAGTAAAAAACCCCATGCTTACTCCGGCATAAAGTCAGCCAATTGTGGCAGCTCGTTTAAAATAAACTCATCCAATGGCACAAACTCACGCTGGCCTGCCAACAATAATGCTTGCTGTTGTGCCACATAAGCCCACACAGCGTTATACCAAGCTACTAAGGCTTGCGCAGCTGCATAAAAATGGCTGCTTGGCAGCACTAAAGCGCATCGTGAAATATCATCAAATCCCACTTGGCGCGTTACTTTTGTGACATGCTCACTAACTCCAACGTTAAAAAAGTCAAACAAACTTAAATAAACAGCCCCATCTGGCATGGTGGCGCCTAAGTCTGCCTCGGTAAGTGGTATTGCACGGTTTGGCCCTAGCCAGTGGTGAGTTGGCAGGGTTTGAAAAACAGTTTGATTTTTGGTATTAATAAACATATTAGGCAGTCCATGTTTTAAATGATGGCCTGTTGTTTGCGTAAGGATTTTGCACCTCATTAGCCAACAACCAAATGCCTGCGGATGCAGTGCCAGTTCCATTCCTTGCTTCCCATGCGGTGAGTGCAGGGAAATAAATAGGCGATGCGTTTAGATTAAAGTCTTGGCCTGTCCCTGCTTCTGGGTCGCCGCCGCTTATTACAACCCCATTGAGCAAAAACCATATTTTTTTTACATCTAAATCAACTAAAACTTCAAGAATGTCGTTTTTCAATAGCGCAGAGGCTGTGCCAATATTAGTTGCCACATTGTTGTTACGCTTTAATTGCACAGGGGTTGCTTGCGACAGTCCTACAAACATTGCGTATGATGTTGCAGAGCTACCAACCACTGAATTAAGCGCCAAACTTGCGTCAGACACACCAAACGAAATATATGCGTTTCCGCTATTAGTGCCTCCAACAGAAGCAACTGGTGGTGATATACAAACTAAAGCAAGACGCCACCTGCCTGAGTTTTTACCTCCAAACGCTCTAACTGAGGCAATGACATTAGCCCCAGTCGTCGTACTGTTTTCTGCGGTTGTGTTTCCATCTGTTAATGCTATGTTGGCGTTTTTGTCGCTAGGGTTCCATGTGGTTGCGGTTCCGCTAGCGGTTTGATTATAGTTAATGCTATTAATCCAGACGTCGTAAGCGGGGTTGGCATCTAATGCATTGGGGTTTTTGCGTATGGTAAAATCGGCTTTGTATGCAATTGGCAATGTAAATGAGTTTAAATTGCTGCTAATTAGCGTAAAAATTTCAGCATTAAAAATAATATTTTTATTAATGCTGCCATCGTTTACAAAACTAAAATGCGCTGGCTCGCCTAATAGTGCGGCAGGGCTAACCCCGCTAACGGTAAACGTGGCTTTGGTTGCGCTGATAAAACGCCCCTTAGTTTGCGTGTATCTAATATCCAGCGCCATGCTAGCTGTTTCTGCTATATCACCCAAATCGTTAATATTGACATCCGCATTTTGCCAATGCACTTGGTAGCTACTGCCGCCGTTGGTGGTGGTAAGCGTTAGCACTGTTTCTGTGTTGTGCGTGAGTGGGATTGGTGGGCAGTTGTTTTTGCCTAGCTTGCAAGCGGCTGGCAGGGTGAGCAAATAGCCTTTGCCAATATCGGCCGTGCCAGCGTTGGCGCTGGTAGCATGCAGCGTAATTTCTGCCTTTACGCCCACAGGCGGCGGCTCGCTAAACGTAAGCGTGGCATTGGCCGTTAAGTTGAGTTTAATGGCGCTGTTGCGTAAATCCACCCCCGTGGCACCACTTACATTGCCATAGTCACGCAGTGGCAACTCCAGCTGCAAGTCCTCCAACATTTCTTTGGTGTCGGCGGTATATAAAAACGCGCCCACAGGGATGCTTAAATTGGTAAGCCCATCGCCCGCGCTATACACGCCATTGACCATTTTGGCGTAAACATTATCGCGGCGCAGGGTGATCACGTCCGTCATTACGCCCACACCCGCCTCTAGGGGCGTGTTATTCACGGCGCGTATCACATAGTGAAAACTTTTATTAGTGCCCAAGGTTTCGCCAATGGGCGGGTAGCCCGTGACAGCACCCAAGCCAATATCACCCGTGCCGCCAGTGGCCACTACCATCTTGGTCCAATTTGCTAATGCTATTTTAGTTGCGTTGCCCATAGTTACCCCAAAGCGGCCTTAATGGCGCTGCGGTTAAGATTAATTAAGTTGATTAGCTCGCGCCCTGCGCCACCCCATGCCGCGTTTTTAATGTCGTTGGCATCAATGGCAATGATGTTGGTGTTATGCACGCTGGCGCCGCCTTGCATGGCGGGTAAGTCCACCTCGCCGCCATTGGCATAGCTAAAGCGTTTGGGTTGTGGCAAGGCGCGGCCGCTGGCTAGGTTGTGCAAGTGCGCCAGCGCACCCACGCCCAAGCGGCTGACGGCCTCTTTGGCAAACACAAACTCGCCACGATGCACCACGCCTGCAGGTTGGTATTTGCCACCATTGCCCGTGTAGCCACCATCGGCAAAGCCAAAACCAGACTTGCCAAATAAATCAAAAATACTGCCGGCGCTGCCACCACCACCGCCAAAAATGCTGCTAAATAATCCACCAATGCCACCGCCACCACCTGAGTTTTCGCCAAAAATACTTCTAAACAGTTGCTGGCCTAGGTTGCGGCTGGCCTCTTGAGCAATGGCGCTGGTAATGTTGGCCAGCATACTTAGCACGGCATCCTCCACGTCTTGCGTGCCTTGGATAACGCTGTTAAATGCATTGCCAAATTCGGTTTCAATACTCGCGTTAATCCGCGTGGCGGCACTGTCTAGCGCCACCGTGGTTTGGGCTAGGTTGTTTTTATAGTCGTTAATTTGCCGTTGCACGTCCGTGCCAAAGGCTTTGGGGTTGGCGGCGGCCATGACTTCTAATTGCGCAATCAACTCGTCCACAATGCCCACGGTTTCGCGGCGCACGGTGTTAATTTGTTGCTCGGCGGTGATCTCTGGCAAGCCCAAGCCCACGCGGTTGTTAATTTGCTGCTCTTTGTTGCGCAAATCTTCCAGCGCGTTATCAATGCGGGTTTTAATTGCATCAAAATCGGCTTTGGCTTTTTCGGTTTGTGCGGTGGTTAAGTCTGCCGCTGTGTTGCGTTTTAATGTGTCCAGCTTGGTTTGCACCGTGGCAATCTCGGTGTTAATGGTGCTGATTTCCGCACGTGCTTTTAGCTTGTCCGCCTCTTTACCATTGCCGTTTAAAATGGCCTCTTGCGCGGCTAGGTTGGCACGCAGCAAGCGCAGGTCATTCTCGGCGCGCTGTTCTTCTAACACCACCAGGCGCGCATAATACTGCTCGGCATTAATCAGCTTTTGGTCATACTCGCGCTTGTTAGCATCAATGGCCGCGTCTAATTGCACATCGGTAAACTTGGCGGCATTGGTGCGCAAGGTTTCTTGCAGATCTAACTCGGCGCGTTTAATTTCCTCGGCTGCAGCTGTTTTAGCGTTGCTGGGGGCCTTGCGTTTTTTGCGCTCGTTTTCTTCTTTTTCTAGTAAGTCTTTGGCGGCTTTTTCGGCATCCAATTGCGCTTGCGTTTTTGCGGCAGGGGTCTCGGCCGGCTTAACTTTGGGTGCTGTTAAGTCCTCTAATGTTTTTTTGGCGTTAGCCAAGGCGCGTTTGGTTTTCTCGATGTTGGCTTGGGTTTCTTTGCTGCCGTAAATTACCTCTAAAATCGGGTCGCCTTTGTCCAGTGCTTTTTTGCGCGCCTCATAGGTTTTAAGGTTTTTTTCTAACTCGGCAATTTGCTTGTTGGTTTGGTTGATTTTGGTGCCGTTAAACACCAAGTCGCCCACGCCACCAAGCCCCACCCACAATGCCGTTAAAATGCCTGCCTCATTGGCGGCCTCGGTCATGGCATCGGTGATGTCATTCATGTTGGGCAACAAACGGCTAGCTAGGCTCACGCTTAAAAAGTCTGTTTTGATTTTTAGCGCATCCATCTTGTCATTAAACTGGCCAGCATCGGCGGCCATTTCTGGCGTCACGCGAGAATACTCGCGGCCTTGTTGAATTTGAGCGCGCAGTGCTGCCTCGCCTTGATACAAGACTACCCCAAGCTCCATGTAAGACCTGCCTAATATTTTATTGGCAATGCCATTACGTGTGTTAACATCGGTAATGTTGCCAAGCAGGCCACTTAACTGCACAAACGCCTCTAGCGGGTCTTTGGCCGTTAGTCCAAGTTTGCGCGCCTCCTCGGCATTGTTAGCCATGTAAATGCTTAACTTATTAATGCCTTGGCCCAAGGCGTCCAAGCTGGTATCACCCAACTTAGCCACCAGTTGCAAACTGGATAACGCCTCCACCGCCACGCCTGTGCGCGCGGATAAATCATTGAGCATGTCTAGCGCATCCACGCCAGATTTAACAAAACTTGCAAAGCCCACCAAGCTGACAGCCGAGCCAATGCCAGCCAATGCCGTGCTAGTAAAAATACTGGATTTGCCAATGGAGTCGAGCGATTTTTTAACGCTGGCCACAGCGGCGCGGGTTTTATCATACGCGGTGATAATGACTTGGGTTTCGTTGGCCATGAGTTGCTCTTATGGTGTCAAGTTGGTTTAAGCGTTGTTTAACAGTTTGAGTGCTGCTTTGTAGCCTTTAGCGTCTGCCTGTGCGGCACGCGCAATAAATAGTAAATCTTGCAAATGCTGGTTTTTATGCTTGGCCACGGCGGCTAATGCGCCGTTAAACTGTGCTTGGGTCATGTTAAGCACAGTGGTTAAATCGCCCCACCCTGCACTGACTAAAACGTGTACTTGGTCAAACCACGTTAATGGCTGCCCACTTGGTTTGCCTGCAGCATGGCTGCCAGCTTTTTGCGTATCTGTGAAAAAAAAAGCGGGTTAATAGCAATGAGCTTGCCAATGGCTTGCACTAGCTCGTCCACCGTCATGTTGGCAATCACTTCTGCTGGTTGTTCGGTGGCCACTTGCACTAGGTGCTGATACTGCGCCACGTTTTCTAGCACAAGCTCAGTCACAGTGCTTTCAAAGTCATCTTGCAACGCCTCGGCATGTTGTGCAAATGCTTGCAAAATCGGCTCGCTGGCTTGCATCACCGCATCCAGCTGGCGTATTTTTAATGGTGAGATACTTAACCCCACCCCATTTGCAAAAATGGTGTGTTGTGGTGGGGTTAAGTCTTTTAAGCTAGTGTCTACCATGGGTTAATTAGTTGGCCATTTTTACGGTGTAGAACTTGCTTAAACCTGCGCCAGTGATTGCAGAGTCTTTTAGTGCTTCACCAGTGACGTTATAACTGCCGTAATCGTCACCAATTAAATCGATTGTCTCTGCAACACCTGGTTTATATTTGTGTACTTCAATAGTGACCTCACGGCCAGATTGCGCTTCATTTAAACCAACAAAAACTAACTTATAATTAGTAGCTGCCCCAGTTAATGCCTCAACTTTGTTACCCGCTTTTTTAGTGTAAGTACAAAGCACAGTATCGCCATTATTAATAGCACCCCCAGTTAATACCATGATGCCACCAGGGGTCACAATGTAATCATCCCCTTCGTCCATTGCCGTAGCGCCAACCTCGATGGTAATGGTTTGGGTTAAGTCTGGAATATTGTCAAACAATACCAAACCACCTTGGTACGCAGTGTGCTGTTCATCTGTTACTGCCCCGCTGGTTACAGCAGATTTTATGCCTCTAGTTAAAAGCGCAGCATTATCTGCACTTAAATCGTGTGCAGTAAAGTTAAAGTTAACTGCCGAAATGCGCTCAAGAATATTTGCTTTTCCGCCGCCAGCATCAGTAAAATCAAGTAAACTTTTTTCGTCCTTTGTTTTATTAATAGACAAAGCGGAGCAATTGCCCAGCGGACGCAACGCGCCTGTCCCAGAGTAAGGTGCTAAGAAAATATTGCCCTTACCAATGTAACTCTCATCTGCAATTAATGACATTTTAAAAACTCCTATAAATTAAATTGGTCTGGCAAAAACTTCGGCACTTAAATGGCTGCCACGCACTTGCACCACTATGGTTTTACTGCCTTGGTTACGCGGCAAAATGCGGTGCCCCTCGTAACTTAAATCAAACCCACCACCAGGCAGGCGCGCATCATTGCCCGCAAACGCTGCATTGCAAATGTCTTGCACTAGCCAATGCGCCTCTTGCAAATGGGTGGCAACACTGGCCAACGGGTGCACAGCCTCTACCACAAAGGTGGTGCGGATTTTGCACCGCGTGGTGCCTGGCACTTTGCCCTCTGGCACGCTCTCTTGCTCAAACAAACGCAAGCTAGGTGCGGTGAGGCTGTCAACGTCAACCACCTCTGGGTTAATAATCACGTTTTGCCCAGCGTTGGTGTGGTAGCCGTTAGCGGTGGTGATGGTTTGCAACCGTGTAGCCAGTGCCTGCAATAAATCAAACTGCTTCATAACACCCACCACGTTTGTTGGTAGCCGTCGTCCTCTGCCAATTTATCCAGCGTGTAGCTGGTTGGCATGGCGGCAAGCTCGGCCGGGGTGTATTGCAATGGGTTAGGACTAAGCACCGCGCCCACCGCTAAATTAGGGTAAATGGACTTATCAAACACCAGCTGCTTGCTGCCTTGGTAAGTCAAATCCACCTCACCAAAAGTGCTTATGTCCTCATTTAAAATTGCCAACACTGGTGCATCATCTGCATCAATTAATGAGATATTGGCAAAGCGCGCCAATACTTTGGTATTAATGCGCTTTTCAATGTTGGCAAAATTAAACAGGCTCATTGGTTAGCGCTCAATTAAGTCACTGTGCCTGGCACGCCTGTAAATTTAACCAATGCCGTTGTTGGGCCGTTGGTGCCTGCTGTAAACGCCACTGCTGGCGCGCCCGTCACATCACCTGTGGCTGGTGTAGCTAGGTTGTCATCAAACGCACCTGCAGACACGTCCCATGTAAGGGACTGGCCTTGCGTCCAAACCGCGCCAGCTACTTTTGGCACCTCAAACACGCCCTCAATTTGCACGGGGCCTGTTTCGCCGTTGGCAATATATGCTAGCGCCACACCTAAAATCTGGCCAACTTTGACCACTTGACCGCTGGTAATATTGGCACCAGCCACAAAGTCAATCACCTTGCCAGGCTGAATGAAATTTTTTGACATTTTAAATCTCCTAAATTAAGGGTTTAAACAGTGCCAAACGCCATGTTGGCACCATTTATTATGCTAGTTATACGCCAGCGTTTTTGGCCAAACCTTGCCATGCAAGCGCTTTAACACCCGCATCCATGCGTACTTTCATCTCAACACCATCAACGCCCCAGCCATTTTGTTGCTCAAGTGTTGGCGCGTTGTTGCCGTCCAAGTATGCCACTTCAATGACGTCGTTAATGTTGGCATCAGCTGCGCCGTACCAAGCGGTGGTGCTGGCAGCACTTAAACGTGCATCTGAAATAACATCAAAGCTATTACGCACGCTGTTTGGTACTGTTTGTGTGTTGGTGCCAGCGGTGCCACCTACTGCAAACTCTGACTCACGCACAACTTTAGCCGCGCCCTCTAACTCCAAAGGCACAATTAAGTGCGCCAATCGGATATTTAAAGCCTCGCCACCAAGTTTTTGCTTGCCCATTAATACGCGCATTGCATCAACCGTTGCCGTGCTAATTGCGCCGCCTATGCCGTTATTTTCATGATCTGCATGGAATAATGTTTTTCCGTCACTCATTAGGTGTGTGCCTGTTAGCACGGCATACACTAAATCGCCAACGGTACGGATGGCCGCACGGCCCATGCCCATTGGAATTTTTGTAAATGCGTCTAGGTCATCATTAATAATGGCTTGGCGAGTGATGGAGAATATTTTGCCGTATGTAGCCAGCACAATATTTTCGCCACGGTCACCCACGGTGCCGTATTTGTACTCCGCGCCTTCCGCCACTTTATCTAATGACGGAAAATCATTTAAGCCAACACGCTTGCTTGGCTTAAAGTCCGTTAACACGCCCTCTGACGTAAATAATTGGAAAGTTTCTTGTGACTGCTCAAAGCCTTTCAACATGGCTTTGTTTGCCACGTTAGCCAGCAAGTTGGTAAAGTCTGAGGTGCTGTGAGTAAACGCAACGGCCACCATTTGCATTTTATCCATGCCGCCAGTACGCACGCCTGCTTGCTCTAAGCTAGCGCGTGCAATTTCGGTTAATGTATAGCCGCGAAATTGGTTTGCAGTGTCGGCTTTTACCAAGCCTGCGCGCGCCATCAGTGCTTGAGATACGCCCGCACGGAACTTGTCGCGGCCATCCTCGATGGTTACTACTGTGCCACCGGCCACTGGTGTGCTTGCCTCACCCAATTTGGCTAATAGTTTGTCATTTGCCATTTGCGCTGTGCATGCAATGTCGTTTTGGCAAGCTGCCATTAATTCTGTCACGCCAGGTGTGGCTGTAAATTTTGCAAAAGCCAGTGCAATATCATTGCGGCGTGCTTGGTCTTGTGCAAGTGCTTGCGCTGCAATTTGTGCAGCGTCTGGTGTTGCGGCTGGGGTTGTTGTCACAGCCGCCTGTGTCACTACTGGGTCCATAATAGTTTGCTCCTGTGTTGTTGTGGCGGCTGCCACGGGTTTGCTTGGTGCGGTTGCTTTTACTGCATAAAACTCTTTTAATTGCGCTTGCAATGTTGGGCGGTCTAGGCTGGCCGCAATAGCCAACCCGCCAGTGATTTGGTCAATAAATCCCTCGGCTAATGCGTCCTCGGCGGTATACCAGTGATCTTCACCGTCGGTCAAAATAGCCAAGATATCTTCTTTGGTTTTGCCGGACTTGTTGGCATAACTGGCACTCATGGCCTCGGCCCATCCGTCCAGCATGTCGGCTACCTTACGCAATTGCGCGGCGTTGCCATCTGCCCAAGTCCAAGGTGCGTGGATCATGATTTGCGCGTTGTCTGCCATCTCAACCGTGTCGCCAGCCATTAAAATAAGGCTGGCAATGCTGGCAGCAATACCGTCATTGACGGTGGTGATGTTGGCGCTGTGGCGTTTAAGCGCGTTATAAATGGCAATGCCATCCACCACGCTGCCACCCAATGAATTAATGCGCACCGTAATGTCAGTGGCTTCAAGCGCGTTAAGCTCTTTAATAAAATTTTGCGCGCTGACTGTTTCATCCCACCAGCTATTGCCAATGGGCGCATAAATTAAAATCTCGGCAGCGCTTGCGTTGGCCGCCGCATTAATTTTGTAAAAACTTTTTTCTGGCATAAGTTGCCCTTAAATAATTAAGCGTTAATTAACGTTTACTTTTCGCAGTTTGCAGTTTGGTGCTTTATCAGTCCCATGTTTAGCCAAAGGTGGGAAAACTTTTTTATTCCGCATTTGGGTTGCTGATATTTAGCGCGGTTTGTGCCTGCATGGTTTGCGCTGCGCCATTGCCGTTGGTGGCTTTGGCGTTGCTATCAAACACCAAGCCTGCATCGTCACAAAGTTTGCGGTGCTCTTTGATTTGCTCTAATACGTCGCGTGGGTTTTGGCCGCGTTTGCGGATGACTTCCACCTCACTTGCAAATCCGTCACGCACTAAGCTATTCCAAGCGGCCGCCTCTTTGAGTGGGTCTATCCACGGCATGTTTTGCCCAATAAACAAACAATCGTTGGCTTGGTCTATGGTCATGCCTGCAGGCATTTTCACCACGCCAGATAAGTGGGCTGCAAGCACAAATTGCTCCCATATGGGCTGCACAAACATGCCCACAAACTCATCGGTTAAAATGGCGTAATTAATCCACTGCTCCACCAGCTCTTGGCGCTGGCTAGAATAGGTGCCATCGTAATCACGGGCAATAGTGCTGTAATTGGCACCCACGCCGGATGCCACCGCGCGCAGTTGACCTTGCCGCCATCCAAGTGCGTTTGGGTTAGGGCGCTTGCTATCAATAAGCCCAATTTCCTCACCAACGGCTAGTGTGTCAATAATGGTGCCAGGCTCTAATGTAATGTCACGCGATACTGGGTTGCCGTTAGCATCAACTTGCGGGGCGTAATCGTCAGCATTACCGCGTTTCACATACGCAGTGAGGCTAGCGGCCACTTTGGCGGCAATGCGCTCGGATTCTTCGTATTCTTTAATGTCCTCTAAACGGGTAATCACACTGGCAAACTCGCTCACGCCACGCAATTGGCCCATGCGCTCTAGGCTAGCCACTTGTAATACATTGGCAGCAGGCACGCGCTTGGTATTGGCGCGTAAAGTAAATCCATTAGGCTCACCAGGGTGGTTTTTATAAACGTGATACGCTACCTTGCGCCCCCATACGTTGCGCTCAATGCCTTGGCGTATGCGGTCACCGTCGTCATAATCCATAGGGATTAAGTCGGCCTCAAACATTTCAAAGCTAAATGGCACGCGCGTGCCGTGGTCTAGTGCTGGCACGTTGCCGGTGAGCAGCTGTGCAAAGCCCTCGCCGTCACGCAACCAAGTGCGGCACATCACGCGCTGCGCTTGGCTAAATGTATATGTGTGGGTGACTTCTGGTGTTTTTTGCCAGTTTTTCCATGCTTCACGCAGGGCGTTGGCATAATCGGTGTTAATGGTACCGTCTGCGTTGCGCGGCTGTGGCTCAATGCCAATGCCATTGGCACCCACCACGTTATTAACAAAGCTGCGCATAATGCCACGCGCAATGTCGTGGTTGCGCTCTAGGTGGCGCGCTTGCGTGCGCAAAGCCACCGCGCCTTTACTGACTAACTGATTAGGGGACGATTGATCGCGGTTAAATTTGCGTTGGCGGCTTGGTTTGGCCGCCTCGTAATGCGCTAATACATGGCGTGCTGTGGCGCGTTTCAATCCAGCATTTGGCGAAAAATAGGCAATGGCTTTATCAATAAAATTCATTGGTCAAACCTCGCCACACTGACACCAAGCCCACCAATTTGGCGGCTTTTGTTAGCAGTGGGCGTTTGCTCGGCTTTTACTTTAGCCTCCCACTCTTGGCGGCCCGCGCGGATTTCCTGCAGGTTTTCGTGACTAAGTGTGCGCCCGCCAAAGCTCACGCTTTTGCCTTCTAAAATGGCCTGCTCGGCGGCCAAATATTTATCGAGCATGTCGGTTGCAATGGTCATGCTGGCACAATAACCAGTTGCCAGTCCCATGTTTAGGCAAACATGGGAAAATTAATTTTTTATTGGTTTTTCCTAATCCTGTGCGCGTTGCACACGCGGTAAACCGTTGTTTTGCTTACGCTGTATTTACGCATCACGGCGCGCAGGCTTTCGCGCGTGCCAGTAAAGTCTTGCTTAATGCCTGCGTTGCGTTTTTCAATGTCTTGCGCGTCGGTATTGGGCACGTATATTTTCTGCCCACAAAATCGTTTGCGCAAGCCACGCACCAAGGCGTCGGCAATTTGCATGGCAAACATTTCGTGCATGCCTATTTCCTCGCGCACAATGTTGGTAATTTCAAACCTTAAGTTAACGCTTTCATCGTCTGGCTGATCTAATAAATGGTGTTCTGTCATCTGTTTAACCAATCATCACTTGCAAATTTGTTGGGGCGTTTTGGGGCTGGCGTGGGCATTGGTATTGGCGCATGCTCTTGCGATTCTTGTTTAGGCAATTTCAACCAATCCACATTTAACAGCTTAATCATGGCTAAATTACCCACGGCAATATCTAGCGCCTCGTTACGCGCGCGGGTTTGCACCCATTCGTAATAAATGCGCATGCCTTTTTTGCGTGCCACCAGCTGCTCGGCGGTTAGCTGCAAAAAGTATTCATCGTCAAAGGCGGGGTCATCCGCAAAATGCACATAGCCCGCGCCTGGTACGGTATTTTTTAAGCGGCTGGCAATAATGGCTTTGCCTTGGTCCACGCCCAGCGGCTCTACTGGCACGCCTTTTTTGCGCTTCACGCGCATGCGCTGTTTGCGTTTTTTTTCATCCTCGATGAGTGGTCGCGCGCCTGCCACACCTTTGGTGGCCACCGCGTAGTGGTGCTTGGCCACAAAGTCATACACCATGCTGGTGTTGTAGCCAGAGTCCACGCCTAGCTTGTCTAACTCAAACAGTTTAAGCGTGGCGCTTAACTCATCCCACACCTCGGTTTGTGCGGTGTCACCTGGGATAATGATGTAATCAAGTTTCCAGTTTTCCTCTACCACGGTGCGGGTGGTTTGGCCGTTATTATCTTGGCTGGTTTTAACATGGCCCAGCCAACCCTCAATGCCCAACTCCAAGCGGTCTTTTTGCACGTCCACAAAGCCTGTGGTTTTGCGCCACGGCGTGCCGTCATAAGTTTCTTTGCGTAGCATCAGCGGGTTAGGGTCAACCGCATCGCCCTTATCTACCCAAGGCAAGCCCAGCGTGGTTTGCTCAAAGGTTTTAAGTGCCTCGGTGTCGTTAAGTGCGTTTAAAAACTCTTGCGCTATTTTTGTCCAGCCCCAGCCCAAACCGTTTTTAATGTAAAACGCATTAATTTGGTAACTGTGGTGTTTGGTGCGGTGCGGGTAGGTGGCCACCCATTTGCCTTTGTCCAACATGTCATCTTTGTGGCTTTCCTCAATGACGCAGGCATTGGCTTTGCACACAAACCATGCCTTTTCTACAACGCGCTCGCCTTCTATGGTGGTGGGTGCCAAGCGCCATTTAAGGCCATAGGGTTTATCTTTGCCGCCAAACTCTAGGGTTTGATACTCGCCGCAATGCGGGCATGGCACATAGCGGTAACGCTGGTCGCCCTCGTTAAACTCGCGCACCACGTAGTCGTCTGGCTCCACGGGGGTTGAAACAAAAAATATTTTGCTGCGCGTCATGGTACGGAGGCGGTTTTTAAACAGTTTTACGCGGTCACCCTCACCACTGGATGATTTCCAGCTGGCCACCTCATCGCCCAGCAAATAAGCCACGTGATCCATACGCGCGGCCTCATCACTGTTGGCACCTGTTTTAATCAAGCGGCCAACGGGGCTAAACTCCAACACATCGGCACGGTTGGCGCTTTTCTTTTTGCTAGTCACGTTAATGTGCGCCAGCGCGGGCGTTTCGTTAATCAGGCGGTCAATGCGCATATTTAGCGATCTATCGCGCAACTCTAACGTTGGCACCACCGCCATCACGTCTTTGTTTTGTACATGTTCCATCACATAGCCAAGCATGTTGTATAACGCCTCGGTACCGCCCACGCCAGATGACTTCATAAATGTAATCTGCTCGACGGGGCTGTGCACGCTAAAGTCGTCCATAATGTCTTTAAGGTGCGGCGCGCGGGCGGTGACCCAGCGCCCTGGTTGGTTGGTGCCACTGCTTAAATAGCGGTTGCGGTCTGCCCATTGGCTAACCGTGAGCAGGTCTTTTGGTTTTACGCCGCGTTTGAACTGTTGCGAAAACTCTGGCAAAGCCAAACTGGCAACGTCTATCTCGCGTGACAATTCATTAATCAGCGTTAAAACGGTGTCGGTCATTTTGTAGTGGACGATGGTTTCATTAAACACACCGTCAATGGCCTGCAGTAATTCAGCCTCAATGCGCTTGGTTAGCTTGAGCATTAGCGCGCGCGTGGTTAAGGCGCTGGCCACCACATCTTGCTTGGCGCATGTGCTATCTAGCAATGCCTCATAATCTTGCTTGGCTTGCGCGGCGCGTATTTGCTCGCGCTCGGTTTGTAAATCACTCAGCGTTGCCATTGGCTTGCTCTTGCGTTAGCTGGTTGTATGTTTTGCCGCTGGCTTCATGCACGGCTTGTTTGCCTGTAAAGTCTTGCCAGCGCTTGATTATGACATCGCAATATTTAGGGTCTAGCTCCATACTACGATTAATGCGGCCTGTTTTTTCACAGGCAATTAGGGTTGAGCCGCTGCCGCCAAAAACATCCATTACAACTTCAGAAACACGCGAGCTAGACTTTATAGCTCTTTCGCATAACTCAATGGGCTTAGGGGTTGCATGCCCACCCTCACTGCCATCTCTTAAATGCCTAGCAAACTGCCACACATTGTTAAAATTATCATGCGTGTTGTTAAAATAAGCGCGGGTTTCGTAATATTCACGCTTTAAATCATCGTATTCACGCTTTAAATCATCGTATTCACGCTTTAAATCATCGTATTCACGCTTTAAATCATCGTATTCACGCTTAAAAGCTTTTCCTTTTGCGGCAGTCTGTATTGCATTGTAATGTTCTTCTGTTGGAAATGCCCATTGAGATTTTGAAAAATAATGGCTTGCACTAGTTTTTCCAGTTATTTCAATTATTTTTTTTATATTCCATTCAAGTAAATCTTTTTCATTAATCAAATATTCTCTAATTACATCCCAGCCATTAAAATAATTATCTGCATTGTTGTTAAAACCTTGCACGCCTTTCATTATAAAAAGGCATTTTTCATCTGCTATAGCATAACTTCTAGTTAGCTCGCTGTTTTGTCCTTGCCCACTCCCTTTTGCCCATGTTATTAAATTTCTAAATGTTGCCTGCTGCGTTTTTATCAATGGTTTAATAATTTGGCTGTAAATGTCCATTAAAGGCTCATCAATTCCCCAGCAATACCATGAGCCATTTGATTTTGTAAATAAAAATGTTATAGGAATCCATTTCATATTAAAATCAAGCAAATCATCAAAGTTTAGATTGTCATTTAATACCCCGTCTTTTTCTTTTTTCATGCCATAAGGCGGGTCAGTAAATACCATGTCAGCCAGCCCCCCCCCTAGCAACTTACTCACCGCATCCACACTGGTGCTATCGCCACACATTAATCTGTGCTTGCCTAGCACCCACACATCACCAAGCACGGTAATGGGTTGCGCAGGCGCTTCTGGCACTGCATCTTCATCGGTGTTGCCTTCTGGCGTGGCATCGTTTAACGCCAATAGCTCGGTTAGCTCGTCATCGCTAAACCCTGTTAAGCCTAAATCAAACTCTAGTGTTTTTAAGTCTGCTAGCTCTAGCCTTAAAATTTCATCATCCCACCCCGCGTTTAATGCCAGCTTGTTATCTGCTATCACATAAGCGCGTTTTTGCGCGTCTGTTAGGTGCGGCAAGCGCAGGCAAGGGCAATGTGCCAGCCCAAGGTGTTTGGCGGCCATAACGCGCCCGTGGCCCGCTATAATGCCACCGTTTTCATCTATCAGCACGGGGTTGGTAAAACCAAACTCACGCATGCTGTTGGCAATTTGGTCTATTTGCTCATTGCTGTGGGTGCGGCTGTTTTTTGAGTATGGCACCAAGTCTTGCGTGGGTAGCATTTCAATGTTGTTTGGCATTTTCACTTGCACGGGTTAGTCCTTTTGTAAACGGCGCAGGGCGCGGGTAAATTCTGAGTTAATAATGCGTTTAATTTTGGTGACCTCTCGGTTGATAATAGCTGCGCGTTCTGCACGGCTGGTTGTGGCGGCCAGTTTTGGTGCAGATAAATCAACCAGCCTTTCTAAACTGGTGCGCACGGTATTGCCAATGGCTTGGGTTTCTTCTAGGACGTCTTTTTTTTGAAAGCGCAGGTGGCGCTTGAGCATCATTTCAATTTTTAAGCCTTGGTTTTCATACTGCATCACCATGCTTTTAAATTTGGCGCGGGTGCCGTCTTGCAATTGCAACTGCTCACCGTTGCGCGCGGCCTCATGCCGTGCTGCCACCGCTGGGTTGGCACCGCTGGCGGTTTCTTCTATCCGTTTTAACGATGCCTCCACCTCTACCTTTTTGCCGTCCTCAGTAAGCACCATGCGCCCATGCTTGATTAGCTCAGTGACATAACTTGGCGCACGCTTAATACGCTTGGCAAACTTAATGCGGGTTTCTGTGGTCATAAGGTAATTTTAAAAATTTTAATTTCACATCCTTGCGGGAAATAATCTCTAGCCTGACTAACTGCTTGCTCACGACTTTCAAACAAGCCAAAAGGCAATCTTATTGAATCTCTATTTTTGTCATACTTAGGTTCAATTTTTCCCCAAATGCCAGAAAATCTGGTAAATGCTACGTACCCAATAATTGTTAATGGGTCTACTTTTGAGAAAACAACCTCTGGTTCATCCTCATGAATAATTTTAAAATCAGGTTCTTTAATGTTGGCCATTACCTTCTCCCCATCGCTAGTTTTAACAACCCACCCACAACGCCTTTGCTATATACGCGCCCCGCTTTTAATTCTGCTAGTCGCACGTAATCGTCGGCATTGATTTCTAAACGCGGGGTTGGCGGTGCTTGGTAACCTTTGCTTTGTACCGTTAAGCCAGTACCTGCTTGCACTGCTTCAAATTCAAACTCACCAAAGGTTTGTTTAAACTCTGCCAGCACTTGTTTTATTGATGTGTCGTTATCCATTAAACACGCTCTAATTTTATATTTTTAAGGTGTGATGGGGTGTTACGGGGTGCGCGCGAGCCCGTCACACTTGTAACCCGCACCAGTGCTAGCGTGTGACGGGTGTTACGGGTGTGACGGGCATTTGCCCACACGCGCGCAGGTGAGGCACACACAATAGACACAATAAGGCGCATGCGTAATACACACTTACGCGCACGGGCGCGCACATAGCCAGTAACACCCGTCACAAGCCAATAAACACGCTGGTTTTGCCCGTAACATAGCCCATCACATAGCCCGTAACACCCGTCACAAATGTGGTTAAAAGTCATTAATTTCACCTCGCAAGGCGTTGCCAAAGTCAATCACACAGCTGGTAAACCATTGGCTTAAGGTTAAATTGGCGGTTTTTTTCTGTTTTTCTGAGGTGATTTCATCTGGCGGGCACATCACGGCGCGCTGTTTTTGCTGGCCACTAAAGTTTAAGTTATCCCAAATGCGGGGTTTTTCTCTTTTCCAGCCTGCCATTTTGACGATGCCACCGATTAATTGGTTAAGCTCACGCGGCCTAACCACGCCATTGCGGTCACACCATTTTTTATAGGCGCTGTATAAGTCCTCACTTAACACTGGGCACACGGGCAAATCTAATTCACCGCCCAGCCATTCGCGCATAAAGCGCTCGGATGATTCAAGGTTGATGTTAATCAAGTCCTCTTTGGATTGCGTCATCGGCGGTTTGCTATGCTCGTTAAAATCGCCCAAATCTAAGTGCAATAAATAATCGTGCAGCGCTTCAATGCCACCGTTGGCCACTTCTTCTGCTACGTCGCTGTAATAGTTTTCGCCCAGCTTGTGCGGCGTCCAAATCACAGCAAAGCGGCGGTCATCTTGCTCTAGCACCAGTGGCTGTTTTTCGTTGGATAAAAATACTAGGTTTACATGGTTGCGCTCATCGTGAGCGGCCACGTTTTTTGGGTTAATGCGGATAGTCTCGCCTGTGATTAAGGCTTTGATTTTGTTTTTGATGTGGAATAACTCTTGCCTTGCCACCACTTCATCGGCAATCATAAACAGTTTGCCACTGGCCCAATCGTTAAATTTATCGTCGATTTCTGCTTGGCCAATAATGCGCGCATACTTGCCAAAAATAGCGGCATACGCTTCAAAAAATAAGTTTTTACCTGCGCCCTGTGGGCCATGAAATATCAGCGCGGTGCGCATTTTTGCGCCTTGGTGTTGTATAGGGTACGCCAACCATTTAAGCACCCATTGGTATATGGCATCGTTGCCCTTTTCTTCGCCACTGCATAGGTGGCGCAATAGGCTTAAAAGCGTTTCACATTGCCCTGCTTTGGGTGTTGTGGGCCAACCGCCCCACAGGTTGCACACAATGTGGCCATCGCGCTCGGTGGGGTCAAAGCCCACCTCACTTAACCGCACCACGCTGCGCTCTGGGTGCAGTTTCCACTCGCGCCAGGCGTGATCCACGCAAATGTCCAGCACGTCGGATTTAGGGATTAAGCTAGCCTCTTGATGGTCGTACATGGTGCCGCCAGCGCCATAAATTAAGCTGTAACGCTCCACCGCCTCGCTAACATCAAGCAACGGTTTAAGTGTGCCTTTAGCATCACCCCCGCCCCCCTGTGCTGTGCGCCCCGCTGACGCGGGCGCAGAAACCCAACCAAGGTGGGTGAGCTTGTCATTGATTTGCACCGTTACGGTGCTTAAACTGCAGTTGGGAAAGTTGGCAAGGTCGTTAAAATCGGTGAGCTTTTTGCCGCCTCGGTCTTGCTCAAAGTGTGGCTTAACCCATGCGCCTTGCACAGCAAGCGCTGCATCTTGCGCCGCCCGCTCGCCTGCCTTGCCCTTATTCTTAATTAGGTTGTTACATGCGGGGCATACTTCTGTTCCGGCGGGGCTGACGTAGTTGCATTGTTTATCATCATCCAGTTTGGCTTTGCAAGTCACCAAGTAATCGTCATCTGCGCAAAATAGTAGTTTAGCGCGTGGGTTTGCTTTTTTAATATTAGGCGCGACATGCACAATGTTATTGGCGTTAAATGCCACGTGCACTTTGTATTGTTTATCTGTTGCTTGGTATAAAGTCATTGCGGTTGCTAAGCCTTCTGCAACCAATTCAACCTCTTGTTTACTGTGGCCTATGCTGTAAAAATTACCGCCTAGCTTACAACCTTTAGGCCAAAACTCTTTTTGCAGTTGGTATTTTTCTGGCTTGTTGCGTATGATCTGCAAGCCCCATATTTTATTTTTATGGTCTTGCACGGGGATAATGAGGCTATCTTTGTCATTGGGCACAACCACAACGGCAGGCTCACCGTTGTGATCAGTTATATCTAGCGTAATGGTTTCGCCAGTGCCGTATCTAAAGCCGTGATATTTTTCAACACCTTTGCGTTGCAGGTAGCCGCAATCACCCTCTTTGCTGAGTTTGTACCATGCTTTAGTGGCAAGGTCTGCAATGCTTTCTTGTCTAGCGTTTTCCAGTGCCTCGGCCTGCTTGATAGCAGCCAAACGCTGCTTGGCCATAGCGTCCTTTTGTTCTTTGCTCAGCTCTTTGCTAGCAAATGTTTTTTCACCGCATTTTTCACAAGTTTTGTTTTTAATGCTGTTTTCGTGCCCACATGATTTGCATTTTTTGATAAGCTCAATTTTAAATTTGTTGTTGTCATCGCCTTGCCAGTAGCCGTAGGCCCCGACAACATAAGCATCACCATCAATCTGGTATGTGGCTAAATGAAACCAGCCACGCAGGGGCTCGGTTGAGTCTGACCAATCACATCTAACTGGTTTAACTGTATCAACCAACCAGCCCTTTTTTGGCTCTATTAAGCCAATGCTTTTTAGCTGGGCTATGGCATCGTCGTAATTCACCCAAGTCATTTTGCACTCGCCATGGCTTGTTTAAAGGCGGTGTTAAAATGCTGGGAAAAGTTGGCACGGGCGTGGTTGGCAAAGGTATTAATGTCAAACCGTTTGCGGTAAACCCCGCGTTTTACAAACATTAAAATGGGGCGTATGTCTGATCCGTGGATGCCTGTTTTTGCCCAAATGCCACGGTGCAGGTGGTCGCGCCCGTTTGCATAAAAATACACCACCCCGTTAATTTTTGCGTATTTGCTGGCGCGTCTGCCTTTGGTGTTTTTGTCGGTGCGATTGGCTAGCTTGTCACGCCCTGCTTGAGTGGTGTTGGCCATAAAGCCTTGCTCACCAAACCCGTTAAAATAGGCAATGAGTTTAATGATTAAACTAGGTGGCACACCACCGTATTGATTAAGCTCGCGCAAGTTGGTGCCTGGCACAATGTCCTCATCCAGCGCCAGCATGCCAATGCGCCTAAAGGCTTGCTCGTACCGTGCAAACTTGCTGTGGCCACCATTAAAGTGGTGGCCGAGTATATCGGCTGGCGAGTAACCGCCACTTTTCTGCAGCATGGCGTTGTCTTTTAAACCAAACGATGCGGTGCGCGTGCGTTTATTAGCCGATTGGCTAAACATGGAGTTAAGCGTGTATTTGGTGGGGCGGTCAAAACTTTTAACAAAGGCGGTTTTGATTTCCTGCGCGCCCTCCTCGGCGGTGCGCGTAAGGGCTACTGCAGCGGCAAACGGCACCTGCTTGCTAAACCTATCCACCACGCCCAGCGTTTGTTTTATATCCACCAACACGTTTATCATGCCACTCTCCATCGTTATCGTTTTTATAAGGCTGCTGACTGGTGCCTACTTACTGCGGCCACACCCCCGTTAGGCCGCCACCAATCAACAGGCTTATAAATTTCAGTAACTTTTTAATTCATCGCCTAGCGCTATTCCAGGGCCAGCATTACCCTCTTTGCTTAAAGGCTAGGGAGTACCTTTCACTTTGCCACTTACTTGGTCGCGCTTGTTGTATTGCCAAGCTGCGCTTGCTACTTACCACCCAAGGGGTGCGGGGTTATGCCTCTGGGTTCCACCGCTGCCAATCGTCTCGGCACTCAGGGCAGCACCAACGCACACCCTCATCCACTGGGTCACCACACTCTAAGCAAAACCCTGTAGCAGCTGCAGCCAAAGGTTTGTTTTGAATGTTCGCCACCGCTTTGTCACGCTCAAGCTGTTCGCGGTCACTAGCTAGGTCAAATTCATCAGCCATCATTCACCTGCCATCTCTTGCAAGCGCAATACAAAAGCCGCCAAGCGCGTTTGCACATCGGCGGCCTCATCTGAAATATGTTTAATCTCTTTAGACGTAATTTTTCCGTCGCGGTAAGCCTCTTGAAACGCCTTGGTAAACTCACCCAGCTCGTTAACGATGTCCATAAAACCATCTAATAAGGCCATGTCGCCGCTGTCTGGCAGGTCTGGCAACTGCACTACCACGCAATTGTGGGCTTGGGCATGGGCGTTAAGTGCGCGTTTGTCATTAGCAATCAACCCCATTTTTACCGCCTCATCAAAGCGCAAATGGTGTGTATCTTGTCTTGGATCAACCTTCTTATTAAGCACATTCTGACTAATGCCCATGCGTGCAGCCATTGCCACCACACCACCAGGGAAATCATGCGCCACGTGAAAAGCTGCATCTAAAATATTCATCTTAAAAACCTCCTAAATGCAAGGGCTATTCTTAATCAAAATAGCCGTGTTTTATTATTAAAATCAATTACATAATGCATTCAACACACTAACAAACCAACCTAAAAAAAAGACCCCAAAGCCATAGGCGATGGGGTTAAAGAGGAGGTCTATTGCATGAAACAAACAAACGTGAAACAACAACCAGCACGTCAACTGGTATCACCAACACTGAGAATAAGGAGAACTCAGCGCCGGAAATCATTGTTGAAAATTACCTTCTTTAGGCATGCCATCATCTGGGTGCGGGTAAATGTCAGCGCGAATATCATGTGGCCTAACACTAAAATGCAGGCGTTTGCACATTGGTATAACTTTAGTTGCAGGAACATAGCCTCGTTGAAACCACATGCTGATAGTGTTAGGTCGCTCTTCTATGATGCGCGCGAACGAAGTAACACCACCATTCTCTTGCACAACTTCTTTCAATTTATTCATGTTCATGACGTGAATATATATCACGTTGCGTGATGTTGTCAATCACAAAACGTTAGATTATTAAAAAAAATCACGGAGGATAATGTGCCATGGCTATCAAAGACAATATTAAAAAATACCGCAAGCAATTAGGGCTTAATCAGCCAGAGCTTGCATTACGTTGCGGATGGGACTCACAAAGCAGAATAGCTAATTATGAATCTGGCAGCAGAATTCCAAAAATTGCTGATTTAGAAAAAATAGCAAAAGCATTAGGTGTTAATGTAGGCGACCTAATTGAATCAACGCAAGACGATTTGACAGAGACATACCAAGACACGGAAGCAGCTAAAGCTATTAAGACTGAGCAAAACATACACCCCTACAAAACTGTATCTATCACACACACTAATAAATTACCCATTGTAGGCACTGCACAATTAGGCGACGATGGCTATTGGGCCGAGCTGGATTATCCAACAGGCCATGGCGATGGTTATATTCAATACCCAAGCAAAGACCCAAGCGCCTACGCATTGCGCTGCAAAGGCGACAGCATGAAACCACGCATTAAGCAAGGCGAGTATGTAGTGATAGAACCAAGCCACACGCCAGTCAATGGTGATGAGGTCCTAGTTAAATGCAAAAAAGGCCGAGTCATGGTAAAAGAGTTGCTTTATATCCGCGACAATATAGTGCACTTAGGTTCAGTAAATGAGGCTCATGGCAAACTAAGTATTGACCAATCAGAGATAGAAACGATACATTATGTAGCAGCAATCGTTAAAAACGCACTTTGGGTACCAGATTAGATAGGTAAGTTATGGCTTTAATAATTTGTAGGGAATGCAAAAAAGAAGTTAGCTCCTCTGCTAAAACATGCCCACATTGTGGCATTAAGCAACAACCAAGCTTGACATGGCTATTTATAAGCATTGGCTGCCTAATACTCATTTTACTATTTTCTTCAGGCACAAATAACACCACTAGCCAATCATCTACTGCTGCAGAATTAACAACATCAACAGAGCAACCAGCAACTGAGCAAGCTATCGCTGTTGTTGATACCCCTATCGTTAATTCCTGGACATATAACGACTTTAAGGATGATACATCTGGAAAAACTGGACAAATTGCCTCCATAAGAAGCAATAACTACACCACACTAGACTTTCCGTATCGCGGTAAAACATATGCCACACTTAGCATCAGAAAGCACCCAAGACATGGCAAAGATATATATGTTAGTGTTGATCAAGGGCAGTTGCACTGTCAATATGACAATTGTTATATATCAATTAGATACGATGAAGGCCCTGTATTGAAAAACTACGTTAGTGAGCCAGCTGACAATAGTAATACAACATACTTTTTATCTAAAACCAACACAGTAAAAAACAGTATTAAAAAATCAAAAAAAATGTATATTGAGTTAATGTTTTTCTCTCAAGGCTCTTATACATTTGAATTTAATACAGAAAACTTAGACCCAGAGAAAGTTAATTAAGCCTGCTCAAAAAGAAAGAAAAAAATGGCCATCAATTTTCATCCTGCTAGAGGGGCAATTCTAGTATGCGATTTTAATATGCTACAAACGCCAGAAATAACCAAAAGAAGACCAGTAGTGGTTATTTCTCATAATACTAAACAATGCACCAATTTGTGCACCGTAGTGCCGATTACAACCACGCCACCAAAAAAGATGATGGCTTATCACCATAAGCTATTTTTTGAACCAACAATGCCAGAATATGATAATGAATTTGGCTGGGTATTAGGAAATATGGTTTACACATTATCTTTTCAAAGATTACATTTGTTAAAATTAGGTAAAGACGCCAACGGAAACAGAATTTATGACAATAGGGTTATTTCAGAACACGATTTAAATGCCGTTATAGAATGTGTAAAGCTTGGAATAGGCATAGGAAACTAAGCCTATTGACACCAGTCAATAATTAGAACAGAATGAAAACTTCACTTGCGCTGTAAATTGTTTATTAAGAGCAGTTTGCATCAAGACTAAGTCCTGACAACAGGCCTCTATACTGCGGAGATTGCAATCCTTGTATAGTGACAATATGGGCCGTTGAGAAATCAACGGCCTTTGCTTTTTAAAACCCGCCTAGTGCGGGTTTTTTGTTGCCTATTAAAAATTAAATAAAAAACATCACATTATGTGTTGACAATATAATCACGTTATGTGATTATATCCCTAACAAACAACCAATTTGTTAGGAGAAAAGCATGAATCAACTAGACGTCATAAACGGTGGTCACCTCACCACAACTACAGGGCTGCAAAACAGCACTGTAGAAACCTCAGTATGGATTCAAGATTTATACACGCATCCACGCCCAGTATATTTGCTTGAAGTAGAAATCAGAAACACTGGCTGCAAGGCTGGCTTCAATATTTGGCACACACCAGAAGAACTAGACACACTGATTGCCAACCTGCAAGCGCACCGCGAACACATTAAAAACGTGCAAACCGAGCTAATTGCTTTGCAATCTGCACCAAAAGAGCAAGCCGCCTAACATGCGCACCCAACCAGCCCCAAGCCAATACGACCTTAACCGCGCATTTAACCGTGCGCGCTTGGGTGGCTTGGGCTACACGCTAGACACTGCCTTGGCAACCCCGGCCTTGCAAATAGCGCTTACCAGATTAGCGCAATGCATTGCCAACCCCAAGCGCCCTAGCCACCTAAAAGGAGCCTTAAATGACTGATAACCAACCCTATGTGCGCGTGCCATTAGCCGTGTTTGAACAAATGGCAGATGTATTAAGTGACATTGACTTTTTACAAGCCAACATCACCGACAAAAGCACCATTAAAGAAAAGGTAGCACAAGGCCACCAGTTAATTGCAGACACACTTGGCGAAAAAGCCAGTGTCATCTACGCGGAGGAAAACTAAATGCCAACCTTACGTGACTTAGTTAAAAAATCCAAACGGTTTTTTCCAAACAGCAAAGCCATGCGCAAACAATGGGTGCGCAAAACCATAGCGCTAGAAACCAGCGGCCAGCACCTAGCACGGTTAGGTAAATGGCCTTACAGCGGCACACAAGGGCGCATTGCAATGCGTGGTAGCAGTAGCACCGAGTTAGCCGCCTTAGTGGCCACCACCACCACTGCTTGCGTGCTAATAGGCCACTTGGTGGGTGAGCACTTAACCACGTTTTATACCCAACTTTTAATCAAAATTGGTGCATAACATGGACCATAAAAACAACCAATACTTAATCGAGCAAAACAAGCACAACGGCATGACCAACCCAGAGGCACTTAAAGTGTTTTGGGGTGGATTACTCGCCATAGCTGCCATTGCCAGCCTGTTTATATTGCCAAGCCTAATAGTGGTGACCAAATGAAATGGTACGCAGCCTACTTAGCAGTTATAGCCGTGTGCGCTGTGCTGGTTGTCATTGTCATTGTGCACGCACCTTTAATTGATGGAGTGGTGGTATGAACCGCCAACAACGCCGTCAAGCCGACAAACTAGCCAAGCACAAACCAAACCGCAGCCGTGCGCAACTTAACAACATGGTGATGCTGGAGTTTGAAACCTTTGAGACTATCGAGCGCATGTTTGCGCAAATCCGTAATGGCGATCTTAACTACCGCCCAGACATAGGCTGGGTGATCTTAGGTGGCAATGGCGCATTATGCGACATTGTTTACAGCATGCGGTGGTGGCTAAAACAATGGGCCACCGTTGCCCAGCGCGCCAGCATTACTTATGACGACACCGCCCTAGCCAAACTGCACAAAGCGCTTGAGTACCACATGCCGCTATCGCTAGCACAAGTAAATAACGCCTATGCCGTGGTGCAAAAGCAACGCCACATCTACCGCACCATTGACCAGCAACTGCTCATGCGCACGGTTAACGAGTTACAAGCCGAGCAAGCCAAACAACTGGAAATTGAAAAACTAATTAAGCAGGTGGCAGCATGAAATATTTATCCGTATGCAGTGGAATAGAGGCCGCAAGCGTTGCATGGCATCCGCTTGGCTGGACTGCTTTTGCTTACTCAGAAATTGAGAAATTCCCATGTTCAGTTTTACAACATCATTACCCACAAACGCCTAATTTTGGCGATATGACAAAGTTTAAGGAATGGCCACATGCAAATGTCGATGTTCTCGTTGGAGGAACCCCCTGTCAATCATTCAGCATTGCAGGACTTAGAAAAGGATTGGATGACCCGCGTGGCAACCTCATGCTTACCTACCTTGCCATTGCTGACAAGTATCGCCCCAAGTGGATTCTTTGGGAAAACGTCCCTGGTGTCTTGTCAAGTAACAAGGGCAGGGATTTTGGAAACTTGCTCGGAGGGCTGGAAAAACTCGGGTATGGGTTCGCCTACAGGGTTCTTGACGCTCAATACGTGCGAACAGATGGACACCCTTACGCAGTACCCCAAAGACGGAGGCGTGTGTTCGTTGTCGGATATTTTGGAGACTGGAGACGTGCCGCAGCGGTACTTTTTGACCGCGAAAGCCTGTCAGGGAATCCTCCGCCGAGCAGACGTGCGGGGCAAAAAGCTACCGGATTTACTGCATCTAGCTTTGGTCAATATAGCGAAGGCGTTGGAACCGTTAGAGCCAATGGAGGCGATTTAGGCGGTGGAAGTGAAACACTTGCTGTTTGGCCTGCTGAAATTGCACCAACGTTAAACGCACACTTTGGCAGTAAACAAGGCCTAGAAAATCAACACATTGACGGAGGGGGGGGGCTATTCGTGCCAAGCTGCCAAAACCTTAACCACCAAAACGCGAATAGATGCGGAAACGGAAACCTTGATTGCGATGCACGGAGGTTACTTTGACACGACTTATGCACTAGCAGGCAACACAGTAGGCAGACAGCCTCTAAATGGTGGCAATGGCAATGGCAATGGCAATGGCTATGACGATGGCGGGGCGAGCTATACGCTGACTAAGACAGATGTGCATGCGGTGGCTTTTCACTCACAAGCAAGCTCAACTCAGTCAATGAATCCAAGTGAAGTATGCCCTACGCTTGATAAAAGCAAATCGCCGTCAGTTGCTTTCTACGAAAACCATCCACAAGATAGCCGCGTGACTGAATTAGTAGGCGCTTGTAGCACAGTGACTAAAAATTGGGGAACTGGTGGCGGTAATGTGCCTTACGCGCAAATGCAAATGCAAGTGCGCAGATTAACACCAACAGAGTGCGCAAGATTGCAGGGATTCCCTGATGATTATTTACCTCAAGTGCCAGGCGCAAGCGATAGCGCAATGTATAAGGCCTTGGGGAATAGTATGGCGGTAAACGTCATGCAGTTATTAGCGGAGCGCATAGCAATGGTTGAAAAAATAAAGGCACCCCAATGACCGCCCTAGCCCTCTTTATCAGCACATTCTTTTTGGTGTTTTTCTTAGGCTTGCAAAGCCTACTGGTTAACACAGGCCACCGCTATATGGCGTTTTTTAACAGCCTAGCCATAGGCACTAGCCAGCTTATTTTATACAAACTTGCGCCAGACGCCAGCGGGTTAGAAATCGCCGCATATTTATTTGGCGGCCCATTTGGCATTGTTGCCGCCATGCAGACATTTACATTTTTTAAAGTAAAGTTAAGCAAATGACTAATCAAGAAAAAATATTAAACGCCATCAAAACCGCCACCAGCCAGCAACCCATTGGCATGCTAGCGCTGATTGACCAACTAGGCATCGACGGCAACACAATGGCGGATGAACTAGAGGCGCTATACAACGCCAAGCGTATTAATCGTTGCCTACACACCAAAGACGGCATCACCCAACAAGTAGTATGGCCCACCAACATTGTCACCAACGTTAAGTGGGGCCAGTTTGAAATCACCAAACCAAAACCAAGTGCCACGCCACCACGCCAGCTGGCGCAACCACAGCAACATAAAGAGACCACTATGCCAAGATCAACCAAACCGCTAGAAATACTGCAAACCATATACAGCATTGGCCACGCCACCACTAAAGAGCTACGCAAACTGCATAAAGTAGCAGACGTAGTTAAATATGTGCAATGGTACATAGACAACGGCTACATGACAAAAAGCAACGCATCCGGCACAGGCAACTTTTTAATTACCCTAAACACGCAAACCGCCCCAGCCACCGCGCAAGATCTTTACGATCTGCGCCACCCAAGCGTAAAAAGCGCAATTAAAAAAATGACCGATGCAACCGTGACGCACTTAATGCAAGCCAGCGCGCAGACGGAGTCAGAACAAAAGCCAATACCCGAACAACTGAAAATGGGTAGCTGGATTGAATGGCATGGCGGTGATACGCCACCAGTCAGCGGTGGTGATTATGTTGAATTTAAATTACGCAGCGGTTACACCCATTTTGATTACGGATATACATTAAGCTGGGTGCATACCGCAGGCAACAGTGACATCATTGCATACAGAATTTGCAAAACAGAATCAGAAATTCTACAAGCCGACACCTTCACCGAGCAGATCGAAATAGAGCGCAAAGCTGCCGAGCAATGGTCAGAAGTCAACAATGATGACGACCAACAAGAATACGATGAATTTACCAAACGGCTATCAGAAAGCATGTCAGCCATGGCTGATATGCACCCACTTAACAGCCAAGTCGGTGGCGATCACTACAAAAATCTAGGCATCTACCAACCTTGGGAGGTACTCGCGCGCTGGATGACACCAGAAGAACTGCGCGGATTTGCCAAAGGCACCGTCATTGCCTATTTAGCGCGGGAACGCCAAAAAGGCGGCGACCAAGACATTGAAAAAGCCCTGCACACCTTGCAGCTGTGGCAAGCCCTAAAAGACATCAACCAACCAAGCAATGCGGAGGCAGCATAATGAATACCGAAGTCTTACAAATCGCTGTTAAAGCCGTGCAGATTTATGCAGAAAGCCACCCACGGCCATCGCACGTCACGCAAAAACAAGCTGCAGAAATGCTAGACATTACCGCCCCAACATTTAAAAAAATGCTACTAAACGGGCAAATAAAACTCAACCGCTGCGGCAAAGTCCCCATTGAACAAATAGACCAAGTGATTGCGGCAAGGGGTTAACATCTGAGGTAAGCGGCTGGCTTTGGCCAGTCCGACTTGACCGACTTGTTATGCGTGCTTAACTACGGAGTATGAACATGAGAATGATGTTTTTTATTGGCGCTAGAGGAGATGGTGATAGCAGAGTGACGCTATTTCGCTTTGAAAGCGGAAAGTGGATATACAGAGAAGGATGGAAGGTTTCAATTTCACTTCACCGAAAATTATTTTTTTGGCAAAAGCAACACAAAAATATACGCGCAACATTTTTAGGAGTAAACATTCATTGGCGTTCGCGCTGATACATAAAATGTGCTTACCTAAAATAATAAATTGGATATTTAAAATGAGCAAACCACAAGATGATGAAATTAAATTTAATATTGGGGATTTCGTTGATGTTGAGTGGATTTCAGGCGAGTTTTGGCGAAACGGGGTTTTAATATCAATTTGTGGGGAAGAATCATGCGTTCGCCTACCTACAGGATGGCATGTTTACCCAAAAACTTCATGCCTACGTGAAATATTGACGCATAACAAGTATTAGGCGACAGGTGTGTTTACACCACAAAAGCACCTGTCGCGCTATAAAATGCTAAGGCATTGAATAAAAACAACATTACCGCCCCTTATTCAACCTTTCCGCAATATCACTCGCTTTGGGGTTGTAATAAATCATCGCGTGCTTAGGGTCTGCCCACCCAAATATCTTGCACAACGTCAACAGATCAGTACGCGGCGCCATCCACGTGGCTGCCGTGTGCCGTGCATCATGAAACGTAAAACCACTTAAACCAGCATCATCACGGTACCGCCTAAACAACGTACTCAGCACATCTGTTTTAACCCCAAACACGCTATCTGCATGCAACGCTTTAACCTTGGCAATCAATCGCAAGGTCTTGGTGGTAAACGGTACATCGCGCGCCACCGTCTTAGTAATTGGCAAACGGCAATAATTGCCATACACATTTAGCCAATTTAGAGTGCACAACTCTTTTTGGCGCATGCCAGTGCGCAACGCCACCAAAAATGCCACCGCAATACACTGCGCCTTTGTTTTAACCACACCACGCGGTGTATAACCCATGTGGCGCAACAGTGTTTTAATCTCGCGCCTGGTAATCACACGGTCACGGTGCGCAGGAGCGCTTGGGCGTCGCACGTCAGATATTGGGTTACTATCTACCCAGCGCCACTCTTTGCGCGCGGTTTCAAACACCGCACTTAACAAGCCAAACTCCCTAATAATCGTGTTTGGCTTAATATCCGCTTTTAATCGTTTGTCGCGCCACTCACCAAACAAATCCGGCACACATTGCGCCAGTGGCTTATCAATAAAATCAAAATCATTAATAAACTTATCCAGCCGGATAGACTCCCAGCGCTGGCCACGCTTGGTAGGCGTCACATGATCGCGGTAACGCTCTAAAGCATCACGCAGCGTTTTAACCTCAGACAACGGCTTTTTGCCAAGTGCGCGTAACTCAGTCTCACGCGCAGCTGCCCAGGCATTAGCTTCGCGTGACGTCCTAAACGCCTGACTCTCTGAATATTTATTATCGCCAACCTTTAACCGTATAAATGCGCGGTACCCAGTAGCTGTTTTTAAAATGGATGCCAA